TTCAGCGGTAGCGGTTAGATTGTTATTTGAACAAAATGACGCACAAGTAAGACAAGATTTCTTAGATGCGGTTAACCCAATCTTGGATTCTATCAGAAGAGACAGAGGTTTATACGACTTCCGTGTAACTGTTTCTGACTCACCTGAAGACTTAGATTCAAACCAATTGGTTGGTAAAATTTACTTGAAACCAACAAGAGCGTTAGAATTTATTGATATTGAATTCTTGATTACACCGACAGGTGCATCATTTGAAGATGTATAATTGATATATTTATAATTAACGGGGGTTGCCATCGGTGACCCCCATTAGCCTTTTTTAAACGTTTAAATAAAAAGTAAAATGGAAATTAAAAAATCATATTTGTCTGAGGCGATGAATTTGGAGAAAGGTAAGGAAACTTTTTCTGAAAAACCTCAAAATATTATTATGACAGAATCTCAGTTTGAGAGATTAATTGAAAAAATCAACACTGAAAAGTAATGATTCGTACTATATTAAAAGAGTATATTGAAGAAAAAGAACTCAAAGAGGGGTTTGACGAGGAAGGTCAACCTGATTTAAAGTATTATGCTTTTGATTGGGATGACAATATTTTGGAAATGCCAACTAAAATTGTGGTTCAATCTGAAGATGGTAAAGAAGTGGGTATGTCTACGGAGGACTTCGCAGAATACCGTCCGTTAATTGGACAAGCACCTTTTGAGTATCAAGGTGAGAATATTGTGGGTTATGCAGATGACCCTTACAGATTCTTTACCGTAAAAGGTGATTCTCAATTTATTGTTGATGCGATGTTAGCACCGATAGGTCCGTCGTGGGATGATTTTGTTGAAGCAATTAACGGTGGTTCAATTTTTTCAATTATTACGGCTAGAGGACACACCCCGTCGGTTTTGAGAGACGCAGTTTATAATATGATTGTGACAAACCACAATGGTATTAATAAACAAGAGTTAATTAGTAACTTAAGAAAGTACCGTCACTTTGCAAATGAAGAAGAGATGAGTGACGAGGAGTTAATTGAAGCTTACTTAGACATGTTAAGGTTCCATCCTGTAACTTATGGTGAGGGAAGTGCTGCGAACCCAGAAGAAGGGAAAATCAAAGCACTACGTGAGTTTATCGGTTATGTGAAGGAATTAGCGGGTAGATTAGGTAAAAGAGCATTCTTTAAGAATGATGTGAACAACAATTTTGTACCTATGATTGGGTTTTCAGATGATGACCCTAGAAATATAGATAAGATTAAATCTTTCTTAGATTCTGAATTTGAAGATAAACCTGTAAGAACTTATTTAACTAAAGGAGGAGAAAAAAAAGAAGTTTAAATTTTCTGGTCTGGTTATATACAATATTCAGTTTTACCGGAAAAAGTAAATAGAAAAAATTACTCCAACTTATATTTATAATAAAATAAAGACTATTAAAATCAAAATACAATGGCTGATTTATTAATGAAAATGCCGATACCTTATGAACCAAAAAGAAAGAATAGGTTCATTTTATCTTTTGACTCTTCATTAGGTATCAACTCTTGGTACGTTGAATCTACGTCACGTCCCCAAGTAAGTATCAATCCAGTAGAAGTTCCATTCTTGAACACTTCAACTTATGTTGCAGGTCGTTTCACTTGGAACACTATTAACGTAACATTCCGTGACCCAATTGGTCCTTCGGCATCTCAAGCACTTATGGAGTGGGTGAGACTACACGCTGAATCTGTGACTGGTCGTATGGGTTATGCTGCTGGTTACAAAAAACAAGTAACTCTTGAAATGTTGGACCCAACGGGTGTGGCAATTGAGAAGTGGTTACTACAAGGAACATTCTTAACTGACGTAAACTTTGACTCGTTAGGGTATGCGGACGACGGTATTGCAACTATCACAGCAACTCTTCGTCCTGATAGATGTATTTTGGTTTACTAATATACTCTTTACGATAAAATCAGTTCATTTATATTTAACCATAGAGGGGTGACTCTCTATGGTTTTTTTATGTAATATATTATGGATAACTCAGCACAATACGGTCAACAAGACTTCAACTTACCACACGACGTGGTGATGTTACCTTCGCAAGGTAAATTTTATAGAAATAAAAAGTCCTCTTTAAAAGTAGGGTACTTAACAGCTGCAGATGAAAATATTTTGTTGGGTCAAAGAAACCCTGACAATATTGTTCACACTTTGCTCAGAAATAAAATCTATGAACCTGATATGGACCCAAATCAATTGTTGGATTGTGATGTTGAAGCCATTCTTATTTTCTTAAGAAACTCTTCTTTTGGTCCAGAATACACATTTACTCTTCGTGACCCAAAGACTCTTAAAGACTTTCAACAAACCATTCTATTGGACGAATTAAACGTCAAACCCGGGTCTATGGAACCTGGTGATGACGGGTTGTTTGAATTTCAACTACCGGTCTCTAAGATGAATGTGAAGTGTAAACTTATGACCCTTGCTGATATAAAGGAGGTTCAAAAAATTCAAGACTCATACCCTGATGGTGTTGTGGCACCTGTCGTCACCAAAAGATTGGAGATGCAAATTGTTTCATTGAATGGTGAGACTGATAAGGGTAGAATAGCTCAAGAGGTGCAAACTTTACCAATTGCGGATTCCAAATTCATAAGAAAAACCATGCAAGATGTGGAACCAAGATTAGATTTGGACCGTGTCTTTACCGCCCCGTCAGGAGAAAAGGTGACTTCCCGTATCACCTTCGGGGCGGAGTTTTTTCGTCCTTTCTTCTGATTATAGAAAATCTATGCTTGACGAAATCTATTATTGCGTCAAGGAACTTGGTTTCTCCTATTCTGATTTGATGACTATTCCTGTCTTTGAACGCCGATATTTCATTAACAAATATGTTGATGATATGGAAAAAATCAAAGAACAACAAAGGAAAGCGAAGTAAAGATATTTATTAGAAAAGTGTAATATATGTTTTTACAGGAAACAGGAGGTACAGACCCAAAATCACTAACCGAAATTATAAATAATTTCAAAAGTGAGTTCAGAGATATGCAAAGTTCTATTTTGAACTTTGAAACTCAGGCTAAGAAAGTTACTGCAGATATTTTTGGTAGAGGTGAGGCTTTTGCTGACAATGTTAGACAAAGTATGGCGGGAGCCGCATTGGAAGTTTCAAAATTAGGTGTTGGTGTTGATGGGATAGCTGAAGCATATGGGGCAATTGCACAACAACTAAGAACCAATGTTGTTTTAACCGAACAACAACTAGTTAAATTTATTCAGTTTCAGGAAGCTGCAAATATTACTGCAGAACAGGTTGGGATATTGGTTGAAGGATTTGCAACTCTCGGTGTGGGACCTGAAAAAGCCGCCGAGCAAATGTCTCAAATGGCACAAACCTCACGTCGTTTTGGTCTCAATACTGCACAATTCATGGAGAAGGTTGGGGAAAACCTCAAACTGATGAACTCCTACAATTTCCGTGACGGTGTTGAAGGATTTACTCGTATGGTTGCGAGGTCCCAAGCGTTACGTATTAACATGGCAGATGTTACAGGGTTAGCCGCTAAGTTATTAGACCCATCGGAGGCAATCAATCTTGCCGCTCAATTTCAAGTATTGGGTGGTGCAGTTGGTGCATTAGCTGACCCGTTTCAGTTGATGAATATGGCTCAAAATGACATTGAGGGTCTTCAAAATACAATATTGGATGCCGCTTCAGCTGCTGTTTCATTTAACCAAACTACCGGTGAATTTCAGATAGGTGCAACTGAAATGAGACGTTTACGTGCTCAGGCAGAAGCTTTGGGTATGGATTATGAGGAATTGGCTAATACTGCTGTAAAAACTGCGGAAAGAAATCAAAAACTTGATTATTTACAATTCTTAGACGCAACAGACGAACAAAAAGATTTATTAGCTAGTATTGGTCAGCTTGAAAACGGAGAGTTAAAGGTTAGTATCAAAGAAAAGGACGAGGCAACTGGTAAGATGACTGACAGACTCATCAGTGTTACTGAAGCGTTGAGTAGTAAAGACTACATGGCACAGTTAGAGGAGACACTGAAAGTAAATAACATGTCAGACCAAGATATTGCTAGACAACAGCTAACAACATTACAAACAATCAATACTTCAATTGTTGAAGGGTTGAAATTATCACAAGCGAGAATTGCTGGAGGTGAAGGGTATGAAAGATTGACCGATAACTTGTTGAAAGGTGCGGACGCAATTAGTGGTATTACAGAGAGTCTATTTGGTAACGACGGTGTCTTGTTGGAAGGAATGCAAAAATTTAACAATGCCGTTTCTGAAGGATTTGTATCATTATTTGAAGGTGTAGATTTAGAAAATATAACCACAAGTGAGGAATTATTTCAAGCTGTTAATGGATTCTTTGATAATTTCCAAGCAGAAATAACAAGTAGGGTTGGTAATTTATCATTTCAGATGCCTGGCTTTGGAGGTGGAGGTTTTAA